TTGAGTATGTGAACTGTTGTTTTGCATATATTTTTACCCTTTCGATTGCGTGATTGAGAGTATAATTTGACTTTTTCTTCCATGAAAGTTTGTCTGCTATATCAAAAACCTTTGTTCCCATTCCATTTTGACTTTTACGTAAACCACGTCCAATCGATTGTAAGACGCGAATTTGCGATTTAGTTGGTGATGCAAAAATAATATTGTTGAGGTTAACTATATTTATACCCGTGCTAAAGGTTCCACTTGAGGCCACGATAATTGCATCCTTTTCCTTTTCGGTTATCTCTCTTACTTTTTCTCGCTCTTCTGCACTGACTGCACCTGATATGAAAAAAACTTTTCGGTTTGTATCTTTCACTTTATCCATTATCATTTGGTGAAGTGGCTTACCATGTTTTTCGACTAATGTGTAGAGAATAAGAGTGTTTCCTTTTTGACTACATGTAAGATTTGTAATAAAGCGATTACGTGGTTCGTAACTAACAATAAAGTCAATTTCATCTTGGTACTTCATTTTACTTACGAGTTGCTTATACTCATCTTTATAATCGAGCACTAGCATACTAATTTCCAAAGACGCCAACGTACTTTCATCAATAAGCTTTTTCGTTGACGTTACCTCGTACGAAGGGCCAAAATTACCTTCTAACGTAAGCTGATTTGCTAATGAGTTATCAAGAGTTCCGGTAGTGCCAATGCGATACTCAGCATTGCTTAAGCGATTCATAATTGTCGTTAAGCTTTTAGCTTTAAACGTATGCGCTTCATCGCCTATTACCATACCATAATTTTCGAACCATGATACGGGTAACTTAATTGCACTCTGCCACGTCGTAATTACGATTGATGAAGTAAAGTCAAACTTCTCTTTACCAGAGTAGATTTTATGCACTTGAGCCGCAGCATCAAACTCATTATCACCTGATGAGTATGTATCAAAATCCTTATACATTTGTTCGACCAACGATGTAGTTGGTACGATGACAAGTACACTTTTGCTAGTGTCACACTCAAGGTAATATCGTATAAGCGAGTAAATGATAAGTGACTTACCACTTGCGGTTGGTGATAAAAGTATGGTCCTTTGATTTTGCGCGGCATGAATAACTGCATCACGCTGATAATCACGTATTGAGATTTTGCCATCAATAAGAGATAGATTATCGATGAATTCATTGAGTGTATCTTTTGAGTCAATACATCTCTCTTTAAATTCATCACCATACGTTAGTTCATAATTACGTTCTTTTGCAAAATCATATAGCCTTTTAAGTAAGCCATAAGGCAAAAGCTGTGTGCGTAAATCAAAAAGATAGATTTTGCCATTCCATAGCTTATTACGATAAGCCGGCATAAACTTATATCCATCTGCGTAAAAGCTAAAATACTCATACAGCTCACGTAGTATGCCATAGTCATCTGACTCGACATACACCTTTGCCTCATTATATTTCTTTACCACTAGCATTACTAGTGGTATTTATCACTACATTCCAGACGTAAATTTCTGAAATTCTATACAATTTCTAATTACTTGATGTTTCCACTTAATCGTGTCAATAATACTTTCGAGCGTTTCCTTTATTGTACTCAAATACACGATGAGCTCTTCTGATTTTTGTAATTGCTCATCTGAGTCAAAAAAATACTGCATATCACTCTTAAGAACTTTGAGTCCATTAAATGGATCATAAGGCCAACCATACCTATCAATTGTTTCTTTGTCGAGCTTACCATTAAAATGGAGCCATTTGTCTCTTAGAAGAATTTTTTGCTCCATTTCCTTTTTCTTAAGTTGAAGCTTAGTAAGAGAAAGTAGTTCGATGTATTTTGCGTGATGCTTTGAATACTCAATGCTGGCATCATCCAATGCTGCTGAATTAATCGCAGAATCTTTTTTCCACATTTCCAAAATGTCGTCTAGCTTAAGCATAGCTATATTATATCAAAGGATTTGGCTATCGAATAATAGAAAATGATCCATAACGAAACGTTACATCAGCTTGCAAATATTCAATATCACTATTCTGGGTGCTAAACTCCACGCCCGAAAGGTTTACGGGAAATGCATCACGAAATTGAAATTGTTTATTGAGATTGTTATGACTACTCATAATTGATAGAATCATATCCTGATACTCAATTTTTTGCTTCTTCACATTATTTTGAATCCAATCAAAAATTTCTCCATAGTTATTCATATCTTCATCAATTGCAAACTTAAGAGCAAGTGAATCATAGTTAACTACTTCACCAGGTACGTATCCAATTGCACCACGAAAATTAGTAGGTACTTCTCCTATGCTAATTGATGGAATTGAAAAGCTCGTAATAAAAAACTCAAGATTAGCATACTTTTCTCGATTGATAGTCAGCTTAAATCCTGTAGGACTGAGAAAATTAATATTGTCTGTCAATGGCATATATGTATTTATAAAAAAGAAGGGTCCCCTTTCGAGGACCCTTCCAAATTATTTGGTTAAGCTAAATTAGCTTTGGCCGCCAACATTGATGTTGGTGACACGCAGCTTGCGGAAGTACTGATTGCTATTAGCAGCACCAATACCAGCAGCTGTCGTTACGAACGGGTTAGCCTGCATTCCGTAACGAGTCTTGAAAGCAATCTTCGGCTGGAAGGTTGTTTCGTCGACTGCACGAACCATCGTGAGCGGAACGTACGGGCAATAGAACAAACCAGCATCGTAGGCATTCGTGCCACGATAACCAACTGTTACGTAGTCAGCACCGGCGTAAGGATCGATGTAAACCTTGGTGCGGCCCTGGAGAACACCAGCAAAGGTGTTGCCAGTGTCGTCAACCTGCAGGTTTGTCGAAAGAGCAGGAGCGTAGTCAAGAACTCCAGCGGCAGCCAGGGCAGAAGCAACGTTGCTCGAGCAGATAACAAAGTTGCCTTTGCCACGACGAGTTTCGATCGCAATCTTGTTAGCTTCGATTTCCAACTGGAACATCAGACTCTTGAACTTTTCAACAGCCCAGCGGCCATCGGCGTCAGCCACGAGGTCAAACAGACCAGCAGTTGCTCCACCAGTTCCAACCTTAGCAGTGGAGTTAATGGAACGAATCACTTCGCGATTGATTTCAGCCAAAACTTCGGCAGAGAGGATGTTCGCGAGTTCGGACTCAGCGTCAAGGCCGTGAATAGCCTTGAGGTCCTGAGCCAATTCCATCGTGTATTCAGCCTTGAGCTGACGTGTCTTAGCGGTAACAGTGGCCTTCTCGATAGTGAAGCCCATGTTAGCTGTGATGTTACCTTCGCCAGTAGCGGTGTCCATTCCTGTACCAAAACCATAGGTACCAGCCGGGCTGTCGAGAACAGGGGCCAAAGGATCGGTACCACCGTGGGAACCAGTACCGGTGAAGTCAGTGTCAGCTTCGTCGAACAGAGCTTCTGTGTCGGAAGTAGTGATCTTACCATTGTCAGGAGAAGCAGTCACATCGTTGTAACGGCTCTTCATCGCGAAGATGAGACCTGTAGGACCACTCATCGGCTGAACACCAGCAACATCATAAGCGATGAGATTCGGCATTGCGCGGCGAACCAGCGAAATGAGAATCGGATCGTATGTAGCAATGGAGCTAACGGTCTGATTGTTTTCGGTAATGAAGTTATTAGCAGCGCCTTCTTCCCTCAACGCCTTTTGCGTGTTTTCGAGAAGCTTAGCTGTAACAGCCTTGCGGTAGTTATCTTTGAAAGCAGGAGCATCGCTGTGATCGAGGACAGCTTCCCACTTTTTGAGTTCGGTTTCTGCGTTAAACATTTTTATTCTTTCGTTAATAGGGTTTAGTTATCGGTGTGAGTGTTGATTGATACTGGAGAGAGCCCTCAAATAGGCTTTCATATCAGCCGGAAGTTTTTCGGTGTGATCAACTTCGCCTTCAACAATAATTTTTGTGTCATCTGAGACAATATCCTCTACAAGAACATCGGCCTCAGAATTGGATTTAGAAGAAAAATAAGATTCCTTAATGGTTTCGACTTTTTCAGTAAACGATTCTTCAGAGGAAAATTCAACCTCTTCAGTAATACGACGAAAACGAGCCAATTGAGTCGAAGTCAAATCCGATCCAACACTACTCAAAACCTTTTCGCGCAAAAGGGAATTAACTTGTTCAGTCAACTCATTTACGCGCTCTTCGGCTTCAATGCGAGCGTGTGTCTCGCTTTCAACTTCTTCAGATAGACGATCATATGCATCAACCTTAGAGACAGGAATTTCGATGTAGTTTTCGACAAAAAGATTTTTCAGCGAGGTCATGAAATTTTCAGCAATTTCAGTCCTCAATCCTTTTTCGACAAACACCTTATTTTCGCTCATCCAGTTTTCGACAACATATGTGAGATAAGTGTCAACTTGCTCAACAAGAGTATCGCGGACATAGGTCACTTCTTCTGTAAGAGAATCGTTATACTTTTTCTCGAGAGATTCGCGAATGTCAGCAACACGATTAGCAACTGCAGCTTCGAAAAGAACACTAGCCTTTTTACGAAAATCTTCGGTAAGGTTAGCTTCATTTTCAACAAGGATACTCAAGTCATGAGCAAATTCCTCATTCGACTCTTTCATATCATGCCCAGCACTACAGGAAGCCATAAGGCTATTATAGGCAGCCATGATATTTTCCTTGTTCATCTTTTTCATGCCATCATACATAGCATTAATGATGTCGGCTTTAAGCTTAGGCATTTCCTCGCCTTCGCCTTCAGACATATTCATTTCTCCATACGCCTTGGTAAGCTCATGCTTTTTCATGCCCTTCATTTGATCAAAAGCAGCATTCAAAATACCAGCTTTTGTCTTAGGCATATTAGCTTCATCTAATACTTTGTCCTCATCTTCATCTTCGTCTTCAGATTCAGTCTTGGACTTTTTAGATTCAGACATTTCTTCTTCGTCTTCTTTGTCCTCATCTTCGTCTTCAGATTCAGTCTTGGACTTTTTAGATTCAGACATTTCTTCTTCGTCTTCTTTGTCCTCATCTTCGTCATCCATTTCTTCTTCTTCGTTCTTCTTTGCTTCCGCAAAAAGAACACTCATAACTGCTTCAGAAAAAGGCTTAGCTTCAGATTCTCCCTGTGCAAGCTCAGTTTCCTCAAGCAATTCTTCTTCGGTAACATTTGTAATGTCGTATTCCATAATTGATTCTTTGTTTGAGTTTAGAGATTGGAGAGGAAATGTCTAAAGATATTTTCCTGCGCTTCGGCAATTCGCCCAAGCGGTACCTTCTTCATTTCAGTCTCATACTTTTCAATTTGCTGAGGCTTAAGAATCCCGCTTTTCCAAATCCATTCCACGCCTTCCATAATGCCCTTTACAAAGGCTTCAGGAGCGGAGGGGTCTTGCACAATATCGACGGTTGCAAGGATAAAGTCATCCTTGACATATGTTTTATTCTCTCGCGTTTCAACACTTCCCATACCACGACTTGAGACGCCTAACTTACAGCCTCCTTCAACGAGGCCTTTCACGATTTGACCCATAGGTGTATTCAGTATCAGCGCCTTTCCTACAACGTTATTACCGTCCCATCTTAGTTCGGTAATTCGATGTGAAACTTTATCTAAATTGATTGCTGGACCATCGGGGTGATTAAGCTCACCAACAGCACGTCCAGTTAAAACTTGTTCTTTAACGTATTTTCCAGTAGCCGCCTCGAGAACTTTTCGAGGATAAATGCGGTTATTACGATTTTGTTTTTCGGCCTGCATGAACACACCTTCGATGACAACGTTCTTATTTCCTTTGTCATCGGCTTCAGTAATATATTGAAGGCCTGAATCTATGTGTTCAGTTATTAATTTCATTAGCTTCTTGATTTTTCCATTTGTTGGCCCAAGAGAAAAAGATGATAGTCAAAGGTATCTTTCTTATATGGATTGGTTCCCTTTGGATTGTCTTCTCCTTCTTGGTATGCTTTATTGCGAACTAAAGATTTTGTAAGTGAAGAGCTATCGTAAATATTTCCAAGAAGGTCATCGACGTCGCTCTGTGTAATTTTATCATTACCACCTTTAACAAATTTATCAGCTGACACTGCTTCACTCAATGATTTTTCATTATCTTGTCTTTCTTCAAGCTCCGTTGATTCTTTAACAGTTTCTCCATTATTAAAAATTTCTGCGGTTAAACCAACCTTACGTATTTCTTTGGCTTGAGTTAACTTTTCAGCCATGATTTGATTAAATACACGATCGGCATTTTCTTTTTCGCCCTGAAAAATTGACTTAAATAGTTTATTAATATTGCTCATATCCTTATTTATATTTTTTTATTTTTTAAGCCATCCAGCGAGGATCATCTGGATTTGGCATATCGTTTTCGCCCGACTTATTTTCGTCATCAATTTCTTTATCTATTCTTTCGATATCCTCCTCACTTTGCTTTAAAATATTTTGACGAATCCAAGAATTAGAATAATACTTTCCAACGTATTGGTCAATAGTCGAAAGCATGTCAAATCTTTCACGCATAATCTCAAATTCTTTAAGCTCTGCAAAATAGTTATCTTCGAGAAAGTCTACGTTAATTGATTCTTCAATTTCTTCCCATTCGTTTTCAGTAATAACTCCTTTGAGCAAAAGTTGAATCTTTAATGCTTCTGTAAAAATGAGAGAAAACTTTTTACGTATACGATCAATAAATTTTTGGAACTTAACTTCTTCTCGTGAAATTTCTGTTGCACGTCCAAATGCAAATCCGGTTTCTTGTTCTAAACGAGATAGTGGAACATTAAGTGCACGATACAATTTTCGCTGAAAGAAAATAACGTCATCGATTTGACCAAGATTTTCTCCACCTCCAAGTGTATCAATTTCAGTACCTCGGCCGCCTTCACGGCGTGGCAAATAAAAATCTTCGAGCATTGACATATGTCGACGGTCATCACTAATTTCACCGGTTGATGCATCATACACCAACTTATTGCGATATCGTGACACAACACTTTGAACATATTCTTCAGCCTTATTTTTTGGCAAGTTACCAACATCAATATAAAAGACTCGTCTTTCGGGCGCGCGTGACACACGATAAACAACAAGAGAATCTTCCATGAATCTCAGCTGATTAATGAGCTTAAGAGCTTTATGAAGATAACCAATAATACGACTATGTCCTGCATCATACAAACCAGAATTAATTTGTATGATTGATCCTGTATCTATTTTAACACCAGCCGATGTTGCGGTCGATGACCTATCCATAAGTGTTCGTGAATAGATGTAATATTCGGCCACAACCTTTTCATAACTAATATTTGTTTTTGAGTCTGTTACCTTTTTAACTTCACGAACTTTTTTAAGGTGAGTTGCCTCAATAGGTCTAAGCTCGATAATACCCTTTTTTGCGTTTGCCGGATCGATGATAATTTGAAAGTAAATACGTCCATCTACATACCATCTTCGAAACATATCGGCAGCATTACGATTAAATTTATAAAGCTTTACGATATTATGAAATTCTTCATAAATTTGTTTCTTTACATTTTCTGGATAGTCTAAATCATCAAGATGAATATCAACAGGTGTTGAAATATCTGCAGACGCAATTGCAGCATCAACGATATCTGAAATTGCAGCATCACATTCTGGTTGTTGTGAAGCTTCACGATATCTAATTATAAGGTCTTGATCAGATAATGAATCAGTGCCAGATAAATCAACAAATTGACCATAGTAGCCTCCACCAACAGTAACTGATGTAGAACCAGGATCATCTTGTGGCAAAGGAATAGGAGAAATGTTAGGCGCTTTTTCCTTACCGAATGCCTTTTTACGTATTTCGTATCCAAAAATTTCCATAATCTTATTTATAAAAAAATAAGAGAGAAGGGATTGGACCTTCTCTCTTAGTTAAATTAGCTAGTAGTATTGGATGTCCAATACTGGTATGAAAACTCGACAGTAAAATCTTCGACCTGATCGTTCGTATCATAGGCCAATTCGATATTACTCATCGTTGTTGGAAACGCACCTTTGATAAAATAACTTTTAAGAACGTTATTTTGTCGATCAAGTTGCTGAATTTCCATATCAGATTGATAGTCGGCTAAAGTCGTAAGACCTACACCAGCTTCATGCTGATTGATTGCATTAAGCCAACGCTCAAACGAGTTGCGTACCGCAAAATCAATTCCGTTAATGATAGTAAGCGAAATAGGTTCAAACGTGCGATCGCCAGCCACTTTAATTTGCCTTCCACGAAATGGGACTATCACTTCCTGCACAGTACTTGCCGGAAGAGAAGCACCTTTTGCCATAAATGACGTGAGCTCCGTATTTCCACCAGCAACACCTGGGTATGTGAGAAGGACCTTAAAGAGGTTTTGCCTTGCACCGCCACCTACGAGCTTTG